TATGTCAGACGTATCAGCCTTCATCGCGTCTAGCTGCTCTTTAGTGATCTTGCTCGGCTCAGTCGGGCGCGTCTTGGGGCTTGCGAGCCACGCTCGATAAGCTAAGTCTGCGAAGCCGCAATGGTAGCAGTCGCCTTCCCCGTTGTAGTCCAGCGACACGCGCTGATGATGATCTTTCATCCAGCGTTCGAAGTGTTCACGTTTCGTCATGGCAGCTTCCTCAGATTCCCCGGCCCGTAGATATGCAGCATTCCCGGCGCAAGTGGCGTGTGTTCGACCACATACCTTTCCTTACCTGCAAGGGTCACGAAGGCCGCAACAACGACGCCTTCCAGGTGGTAATCGCCAGAGCATTTCTCTACCGGGTCGCCTACTTTGAATTCATTCATCAGCAACCTCTTCTCCGAACTTGCAGGCAAGGTAAGCGCGCATTGCGGCTTCTAATGCGGAATCTCCGTACGACGGCTTTCCCATTCCGATATAAGCAAAAACAACCCAACGCATGGCTTTAGGATCGTAGTCGTCTCCGAACCGTATCTTCTCCCGCTCAATAATCGGCCCGCCTTGCGACCAGTCGGTGGAAGGGGAGTATATCTCGTGGGTACTCATGGTTTGGTACATGCACTTCGGGCCGCTTTCCCAGTGGTTTTTCCATATCTCAGGACGGTATAATCCTTCCGCCTTCGCTACCCAGTAATCGAGTAGCGGCCCCGTTAGCTCAGATACCCTCACGATTTTCCCTCCAGCTCGGCGCGGAGGTCTTGTACCGCGTTGTACAGATAAGTCTCGTCACCGTCCTCATATGCCTTAATTAATTCCTCCACCGCCTGCCGCAGTTTATCGGATGGGGCGCGGGTATAGAGTGGCTTAAGATCAAGTAAGTTACCATCCTCTAATTCGGCTTTTACCCGATCAGTCGACCAAAAATTACCGCGCTTGTCGATGTAGGCAACCGGCTCAGCCTCCTGCGCTGGCGGTGTCAAAACACCTATCCCGCTATCCGAAGGATCAACAGGGGTAATCGTGCCGTCCGGCTGTTCCTCATAATTCTGCGCTGGCGGTGCCAAATGTTCGCCAATGAGCCTTTGCAAAGTATCCTCATTGATGCAAATAGTTTGCGGGTCTTCGGGGTCGTCTTGCGGCAGCTCGCATACATCGCGCATAATCATTGCAGCTACCCCAAAACGCTCATCCTGCGCTGGCGGTGTCGGGGCGTGCTCATTCATCGCCTTGTACACTCGTTTTGCGGCGTCGCTTGCTTTATCCCAAGTATCGCAGCGTCCAGCAGCAGATATAACGTTGGCGCCTACTTCGATCATCACATCTGTCGGCCATCCTTCTGGTATTTTCATTTCGGCTCCTTCATTGTTTCTCGCTCGACTGTTGTTTCGAAGTTGTATTTAGAAACCGCGTGATCTTCTAGCAGCCGTTTCCATTTCTCCGCTTCGGCCTTGAGCGCGGCGTTTTCAACTTTGAGCAATCTTTCACTGCGGAGGGAGGCGCTTAGTTCCTCTCGGAGCGCGTCAATCTCGGGCTGGCGCATTTTGTAACCTTCCAGCGCGTGATACTTCTCTCTGCTTTCGTGATCGCAGTAGTTCTCTGCGAGCCACTTCTCAAACCCTACTCTGTCCACATAACCCCCAATATAACCACAGCGAAAACAATAATCACTGATATAAACGCTATTATCTGACTAATATCTAGCCACTCATAGCCGCCTTCAGTACGGTTCCATCTATTCCACAGATTCAAAGACCCTCCGCTATATCGGTTGCCGACTTGTTGTAATAAGTCATAAGTTGATCCAGCTTTTTATGGCCCGTTATCTTAGCTAGGTCAAGCACGTTAATCTTTTTCACGGTAGCAAGTCGCGTTATAGCCTCATGCCGTGAGTCGTGAAAAGTAAGGTTGTTTATCAGGCAAGCATTCCTGAGTCTCTGGAAAGTTGCCGATATCTGCTGCGCGGTCAAGCCAAATAACGATCCCTCTTTAACGTCCATTTGCTTGATGATCCGTAACGCTTCAGGTGATAGCGGTACATTACGCTTGTTATACCCGTCTGCATCCCTTGTCCTTAGATGCGCGTATTTCTTCTCTACAAAGACATTCTCCATCGTGAGAGAGGCTATCTCTCCGTCCCGCATAGCAGTCTCTATAGCGAACAGGAACGCCGCCGCTGTCCTAGCCCTTACTGACTCCGGTTTTTCGTCATACTGATAACCGGCGCACAGAAGGATTCTCTCCATCTCATCCTCTGTTATCCGTCTATCACGGCCTGGAGGGGGCTTGGGCCATTCCACATCTTTAAACGGGTTGTGATCCAGCCACTTCCATTCTTTAACAGCCCTTGTGATAGCCGCTGACATTGTTGACATATCCCTCATTACCGTGGCAGGCGCAACCTCCTTTGAGCGATTATCACGCCATGCAGCAATGTGAGATGCATTGAAGTCACGCAGCTTGAGTTTGGCTATGTCATCCTTCAGCAGCCTAGATATACGCCTATCTTCTATATCAGGCCCACCCTTGCCCGGCACAACCTCTTCGCGGTACTTTGTTAGCAAGTCGCCAAACGTCTTGTCAATTGCGCCTTTCTTGCCGCCAAGTATCTCAGTCTCAACCTGAGCAGCCCAACGCTCAGCTTCCCGCTTAGTCTCAAATGTGCCTGAGCGCCTGACGCCCTTTCTGGCTATCTGAGCCTCCCACTTACCCGCTTTATTCTTCCTGAAACTAGCCATTCCCGTAAGCCTCCGTAATGATTACGTGATTCTTACGTAAGACTATACCAAAAAAAGCGATATAAAGCAATATTTAGTGGGCTTCTGTGCAAAATTAAATTAGCTTATTTTGCTTATATTTCAACTACTTTGGGGGAACGTTACGTAAAGCGTCAGTAAGCGGAAATGACTGAATTTGCATGGCCACTGGGCAATACATTGGCGTCTTTACTAGGTTTCAGAGTCAATTCCATAATTCGCCCGTAATTATTTTGCCAAATATACCGCCTCTATCCTTGCCTCCCGTCCCTCATCATGCACATAATACATATACATTTCAGCCTGCTCGTAATCATTGCAGTTATAAAGAATCTCGCCGAACTCTCCTATAACAGCATAGCCAAACTTTACGAACTCCTTGGCCTCCTTCTGCATTCGTGATCCTCCTGATATTTGCACCACCACGCCTTAACCTCGCTTGCCTTCCATCGCGGCTGACCCCTTCCCCCTCCAGCTATCGGCACACGTATAGCCTTAGGGAAATCAGGATGTGGCGCGTAACGGTCTAAGACCTGACGATAGTTCCCGATATCCATGTACTCGGCTATCGTCTTTGCGCTCCATAGTCTATCACCATCTTTCTGCTCAGCCATCGCAGTAGCTACCGCGACAGCTATCATTTCCACGGTGTCGTTATTCATTCTTCGTACACCGTCACGCGCTTATATGGCTTTTTGTCTCTCTCAATAACAGCCATGGCCTCATCCATATAACTTACAACGTCAAGGCTCATCCAGCCGAAAATATCCCAAAAATATTTCACTCTGACAGCAAGGTTTCCACTCTCAAGCTGCTCTATCTTGTACCTAGTTCTAAACGGATTCTTCACGCCTCAGCTCCCTCAAATCCGGCACATAACCCTTGATCGCTTGCCAGCAAGCCAACGCAGACGCGAATACTCGCCAGCCATCGTCTATCTGCTCTTTAGTCCATACGTAAATCTCAGCATGTCCGGGATGTGTCCTTGATACGAAAATATTAGCGCATCTCTCAAGCCCTATCATGTCATCCATCAACCCGGCCTGATACGCGGCTAACTGATAATGTTGATCGTACGCCAGTTTCTTATTATCCCCCGGCCCGAAGTCCTTAGTCTTGAAGTCAACGACTATTCCAGTAGACGGGCTGTGCAAGTCAACCTTTCCGCCGTATCCTAATGGGGACGCAAAGGACGCCTCAGGAATCCAGTCGTCTACATCAGGGAACTCTTTCGAGAGGAGATTCGACACAGAAACGGCGTGAGTGAGATACCTATCGCCAACCCAACCATGACGAAAATATTCCTCAATAGCCGCATGTATCCTATTACCCTCTTCAGCCGCCTGTATCGCTTGCTGCTTAGAGTCATTCACTACGCGACTGATAAACCGCTCGTCATCTTCACCGTCTAGCCGTGGAAGAGTAAGCGCAGCCATGATCCCTTGCTTTACCTTCCAGTCACTCAACGCTGGCTTGTTCAGCACATCAAGGATAGTCGTAACACTTGGAACCAGTTGTAGCCGCCTAGCATCCGCTAAGGTAGTATCGCGCTCTTTCCCGTTCTTACCGATTACCGTGTAACAGGGATTGCCGTGTCTATCGTACCAGTGGTTACTCATTTGACAAACCAAACAAACACCGCAACCACTAATGCAGCCATAGACAAAACCGCGCCAGCGGCCTTGCTACATTGCGGCGCAGCATATACAGCGGACAGAATCAGCCAGTAATGGTAGTGATCCATCATTCACCCCTCAAGTGGTAACGCATCTCGACACGCCGCGCAGCTTCCCGTAAACGGCTAGGACTGCACAGCCGCATAGCCTCTATCCCGATAGCAATCATAGTCTCAAGCTCAGCGCGATCATCATCACTCCACTTAATCAGCTCAGCAACACAAGAGATAAGCCGCCGGTCTTTCATCTTGCCGACTGACTTAGCTAGATACTCAAGATCGTCTCTGGGAAGGCTCCCTACGCCTTGAAGCAGAGCCTTTGCGCGGGAGTTATGGAAGTCTACAAGTTGACGCTGATAAGCGATTGCGCTCATTTAACGAATGGCGTAAGGTCAGGTGAGGAAAAACTCGGGCCTTTAGTCACCTTCCCGTTGGCGTCTTTCTGTAGCTTTCCATCAACCATCTTTGATGCATTGGAGCGGTTAACTTCAGCTATTGCGCCGTGAATGTCTGCGCCCTGAGAGAGAACACTGCCGATAGTTACCCACATCAGGTCTATGTCTGCGTCCAGAAGTTCTTTGCGGTTTGCTGAAGAGACTGCCCAATCGCAATCGCCCCTCTTGAGTTCACTTGAGGCTACCTGCATTTCGAATGCAAGATCGTCTCCCGGAAACAACGCCGCCAACTTCTCAGCCATTTCCTCAAGTTGCAGCCCTATGTATAACGCAGTCTGACGCACGTTAAACTCATCAGTCGTGCAATCAGCCGCATCCATGAACTTGCGTACGTCATCAATCATAGTTTCCTCACTTGCTCAATAATCCCGTTAATCAGCTTGATCCCGTAGTACACGCCTGCAATGAGGATGACTATCAGCGTTAACCACTCCGCGACAGTCCATAGTATTTGACTCATACCTCAGTCTCTTGCCAGCCGGCGTGAATCCACTTAACGAACTCCGAATTATGTTTTTCCATATAATCTGCGTCGCGTTCGCTCCGTATCAGCGCCGGATAATGCTCTGGCCCGTACCGGCATATCGCCACCCTGTACCGAACAGTCTCAGGCTTGACGCGGTATTCAATATTATCAACCCATGACGGATCAATAATATCTTCCCAATCATTGCAGCCTTGTCTGCGCCACTGAATCCCAGCCCCATCAGCCCACAATTTAATCAATTCACAATGCTTATGCTTCACAATATCCCCCAAATTATCAGGTTAACAATCAGCAGACTCGATATCAGGACAATAGACCACGCCAGCACAGCTTCAGTCATTGTATAGTCCTCCGGTATCCACTCGCTATGAATCCAATCGTCACCATCGCTACGTGAAGCCATTCCCAAGTGTCACCGTATTTTTCATCAATCCCGAAGTGCAGCACCTCAGTATGCCTAGCCTTGAAACGCTCAAGCACTTCATCTCTATTCGCCTGATACCTAGCCTTGCACCGCGCTCTCTCGCACTCTTTGCACCTGTACGAATAGCCGCCGCCCCTGTTACTTAATGGCGCTCTAGGAAACTCAGTCTTGCGCTTCGTTTCGTTACACTTGGAGCAGACCCTAACCCCTAGGGGGGAGAAATCTGCGCCGGGGGATGAGTCTTGTGATAGCAGATTCATCACTAAAACGGAATATCGCCGTCATCACGATCCGGCCCATGATCCCTATCTGTTGGCCGGTATTCCTCTTTAACCTTGAATGAAAGGCTGATAAACCTTCCCTTCTGTCCCTCCTTCAGCCATCCAGCAACCTCAACCAAATCACCGAACACGTTAGCCTCTCCGCGATAGTCAGGCTGCTTGCTACCCTCTTCTTTCTTGTCGTTCTTAAACAACACGCCGCTGTTTTCTCTCTGCTCAAATTTAGCCATGCTTAACCACTCTCCAATACGTTGTTATTTTCTCAGCACTCTCAACTTCGGCGCATTCCACCTCGTCATCCCACCACTGAGAATCGTATTCGTAATCAGTGAATGGGCTGCCTGATCTTGTGGAAACCAGTCTGTAGAACTTGCCGCCGTGTGAAAAGATAATATCCCTATGCTGGTACTTGCAATCCACGCTCCAATCACCATCAGACACAATCTCAAACCCTTCCGGCGCTTCGCCATCTTCCAGCTCAAGCAAATCGTCCTTCTTAAACTTTGCCATTTATCCCCCTATAACCAATCGCTGTTATGCTTGCTCTTTGCGCTAATTACAGCCGCGCAAGTCTCTCCGCTTGCTTGCTTAGTAGCCACACTCTGCGCCGGTTTCTTTGCTGGCTCATCACCACCGCTTGTCGAATCGAGTATGTCATTCTCTACAATCTCCATTGCGGTTCCCCATAGATAACGCCGCTGGTACGTTTCCACTGCGCCCACGTTCTGCACGTTGTGGCAAGCGGTTAGCTGTGCGCTACCCATCGGGGAGTTGATGCAAATACTGCTTGATATGTCATCCGTGTCAACAATGGTTAGAGTCGCGTCATCAGCAGTAAACGACACCACGCCACACATCCCCAAGTCATAGAATATCTGCTGAATGGATGGGAGAAAGTCGCCTAACTCAAAGTAGTAATACTTAGAGTAAGTGTTGTAACCTGTTTTCTTCAGGCTCAACTTATGGAACCTTACACGCGCCTCTTGCAGCTTCTTATATACGCTCATCAGCCATCTCCAAAACGTTTGCGACGGTTTAACTGCGCCTTGCTGCGCTTGATGCGATCCCCCGCCCTCTTCCACGCTTCGAATACGCCAAGTCCCGATTTCATCATGTTATAAGCCAGCAGCAGTCTATTATGCTCAACCCCTTTGCGCGCCAATTAATGTCTCCTTTATCAACGTTACAAACATAAGTGTATCACATACTGACATATTTGTCAACCTATTAACTTACGCTTCCTCAACCCTCGCCCCACGATCCGCTGTGCGTTGACTAACGCTGACTGACGCCAATGAACAAGCTCACAGAGATACTTGCCTGCTATCGCCTTACGCTCACGCCATCCCATGTTGTGCATAAGTTGATCGACAGCTACAGCGTATGTCAGACTATGTTGCAACTCGGGGTCGTTTACATCCCAACCGTGATAAACCCATGATGCCCAATTCCGCAATGCTCCGTTAACAGTCATAGGCTGTGCCACCACATTAAACCCGTCATAACTGCACAAGCGAACGCCACGCCACTCCCGAAAGCCAAGCCAAGCATCAGCATTAGAGTTTCTGTTTCCAATCAACCTCCTACGCAAGCCATAAAAGCGATAATGTACGCAAGACCTAAGCCCATAATGAATCCCGCCGTGAAGTCGTTATTCACGGTTAAGCCCAAGGCCTGACGCGTAATTCTCCAGCTCCAGCTCTCTATCAATGCATATATCAATGAACTCCGGCCTAGAGTCGCCAACATATTCGCCCTTATCTTCATCCACACAAACCAGAAAGTTATCAACAAACTGTTTTGAGTTCTCCCGAAACCACCTATACCGAGCCGCATCAATCATTAACTGCTTCAACGTTGTCACTTCGCTCACGCCATCACCCCCGCTACGATTAGCAAACAGTCAAGTATTTCTATCGTCATTTCTTGCCCTTTTTCTTAGGAGTTAACCGCCAATAAGTACACCTGATACCGTGCTTTTCGCCCAACCCGCAACGCCACTCTGCGCCGCGCTTCCATTCGTGAATGCAGCCTGAGCAGGTCATGAGTATTTCTTTCTCAGGAACTCCAGAGAAACCGGCATGGGGTAAAAGAAACCGTCCTTTACTTCGTGGTTTAACCAGATTTGTCTGTGTTGAATGTTCCCTTGCGGCCCCAAGTATTTCTCGTCATGCTGGTAATAAATCCCTGAAAACAATCCGATCAACGGAACTCCATCGGCACGTCTTTCTGTCATGGATATTTGGGTTTTCTGGTTATGCCCAACAACACACGACATATGCTTTTTCTTCACCAGAGCATCAGCAGAGCATATAGCGTTACCCTTTTCCCCCGAAGTCTGATAGTGACAGTATGAAACCCCATCTATCGTAATCGGCTGAAGGAACGGGATTACTTCCCAACCCATCTCCCTGTATTTCAGGTCATCAAGAGATATAGTCGCCTCCAGCTTTCTGTCTGCCTCTACTGCGCGGCTTATGCGATCTTCGTGATTGCCTAATGTGATGACCAAGCGCGGATTCCATTGCTTCTTTTTGCCGATAACCCGCCTGCGTTGCTCGCGTCTGATTGGAGCAAGGAACAACTCCATGGACTCTATAGCAGCCTCTATATCTGCCTTGTACGTCCTTCCCTCGTAACTTTTCTTACCCTTATCCCACTCACTGAGGCTCGGCATATCCGCATGGTCGCCCATATGGATGATTACATCAGGGCGCTTCTCTGCAAGGTATTCGCCAGCCCATGTCATATGAGAGAAATCAACTCCGGGCTTTTGCTGCGTATCAGGAATAACCGCGTGTGTGGTCACTCAATCTCCTTATGACGGTTTAACATGACCGCCGTCTATCCACCATCTCATAGTTTTTATCCATGCCAAATTATGGAACTCGCGCTTCTTTGGCTTATCCCATCCATGCCCAATATCCACCTTTTGGTGGCACTCGTGGCATAGGTAAGCCCCGTACAAGTCATTGCTCTTGTGATACGCCCCACGACCATCAGCCAGCGAGTTACTATGCGCAAGACAGAGCAGATTTCCGTTAGGATTCTCTAGGCCGCAGCCCATACAGTGAGGGCATTCTTTAGCCAGCTCGCGTAACTTAGTTTTCATTTATCACCAAGTAAGTCACGATAGACAATATGACCACAAGCAAGCAGATCAAGCCATCTATCCGCGCCTCATCCTTCACGTTTCTCTAGCTCAATCAACAAGTCGATAAAGTGCTTGGCCTTCTCCAGATCAGACACGCCGCCCTTGTCCTTGTAGCGAGTAACATACTTGATGACATTACCCTGACAGAAGCCTAGCCCGTTAGCGTGTATGTACTCTACCGGCTGAATCTTGAATTGCTTGTAATGATCCCCGCCGATTTGCTCAGATAACGCACCGCTTTCTTTATGAGTTTCTGATAAGCGATAAGCAACGATATCTCCAGACAAACCAATATGATCCCAACGCAAACCAGCGTGGCCGTGTTCCGAAACACCCCCATCACGAAACTTTATATCAACCCTTGCGCCCTCACTGATAGGACACTCCCCGCCTTTCCACTTAATCCACTCACTCATGACATTCCTCCGCCCACATTTCCCTGGCATTATCAAACCCTTCCCAGTTATCCACGCCAGCAGCCTCTAAGCAGGACAGCCAATCAGAATCCTTAAGAAGCTGCTCGTATTCTCGCCGCGAAATAGTGACCACATCATCACTCATAACCCTTCTCCTTGAACCTTACGCCAAGACCCGCCCCAAACGCCTCAACCATCTCCGTATACTCAGCAAAACACGCCTTCGCTAACTGTGTCGTACTTATCACGACCCGCGAACCGCCCGGCGATTCAACCCACTTGCTGCGTATCTCGCCGTCCTTCGTTACAATTTCCTCAGGCATGATGTGTTTCTTGCTATACTCATGCCATACGTCTGACGAGTACAACTTTCCTTGAAACCAGCCCCGCTCCGCTATCTCATGCAGTCGCATCCAGTAGTACGCATTCTGTGACTGACCGCGTTGCTTTACCCGCTCCCTTATGATGACTTCCAGCGGCTTGTCGGCGTCCAGCGGAAGATTCGGAATCAGGAATAACAGCGTGTCTACCTGCTGCTGGCTGCGTAACAGTATTTGACGTGTCTGGAATGCTGGCCTCATGCCTTGACTATCATCACGTTTAAACACCCTCCCGGAACCGGATCGCCGTACTTCAACGAAAGCGCCATTACCTGCTTATCATTCTCGTAACCCACGCCCTGAAGCGCATCGAGCATCACTTTCGCGCAGTTATCCAGGTCGATAACACGCGGCTCTTTGCCAGTGTCACGCTTCGGTTTCTTAGCGCATAACGTGAGGAACACGGCCAGCTTTCCCTCCATCGGCTGAACGCCATACGCATAACAGATAGCCTTGACAGACTTGCGATACTCAAGAGCACGTTTAGATACGACAGTCATTCCGCGAAAGTGCCGCCAGTAGACATTCGCGCTGACCGGGTAAGGTAGGGTAACGGTAATCAATGCATCCCCTTCACGCTTGCCGCGATCATTGCATCAGCCATCTGGTAGCACCATTCGGCCAGCTTCGTTGACGTTTCCGCGTCGTCATCGTAGTTGTAACTGGACAGTTCGGCCTCCATAGCCTTGATAGCTATAATGTCTCGCGCTGTCATTTACGGGCCTCCAGCATAGCGTCTGCCATTGCGTACGCGCCCCTAGCCCACTCCATGCGTTCATCCGCCGCTTCCACATCGTCCTCGTCTACAGAATCGCATTCTGCTGAGGCCAGCAATCCCTGTAACGCTTTTGCAGCAAAGTAATCCCGCAGCGTCATTCCGCCTTGAACGTATCCGCCATCATCTTCTCTGCTCATAACTCAACTCCGCATTTAGTTTTCAGCAACCTATCAACTAACTCACGATCCAGACGTATAGCATCACAGTAAACGTAATGCTTTTTATCTCTGAACCACTCTTGCGCTTCATTCTGACGTGTAATAAACTTACGTTTACCTCTTGACCTGCGACTACCGCTTATGTATACTCTCTCTTTATCAGCATCATATAACCCCATCGCGTCCTGTATGGCTTGACATATAATCGCAAGCACTAAAGCGCCTTCGTCTGTGTGATATGCGAGAAAAGATGAAAACAATAAGCAGCGATACACTCTATGATACGTGTCGTACTTATTCATTTTGAACCATTAATTAACTCCTTTACTTACATTAAGTGTATCACATTTAACATACATTGTCAAGTACTTATTGACATATATTGCTTGCACCATTCCCGCATACCGCTCTTAAACTGTAGACTGTCGCGGTCAAACCACGTCATTATCTTTCCCTGCCATTCCCCGTTACGCTGCTTATCGATAAAGATTCCATTATCAGGGTCATCCGGTTTCTTCCCCTCTTCCGGTATCTGAAAAACAGCTATAGCGTTGTCCACCTGATCAACGATTGCGCCCGATCCCTTCGCGTCAAACTTTCCGGGTCTTGCCTTTGGATCAGACAGCTTCTTGCTGTGGTGGATGACGTGAGCGTGAATCTGTAAGTCATGGGCTGCGGCACATACCGCGTCAACAAACGCTTTCTGTCCATTAAAATCATCCTCTCCGCGTACGCACTTCATGAGACTGTCAATGAAAAAGTGAGTAACGCCTAGCTGTTCGGCACAGTAGTACAGCACACCTAGAATCGTATCGACTTTCACGGTTCCGCGCTTGTCGTACAGCCAAAGTTTGCCAGCGCACCAATCCAGAAACTCGTCCGCCTGATCCGTGGTATTGCACCGTCCGCCGTGGGCTTGCGGCATCATCCTGGCTAACGTGGTCGTAGGCGACATTTCCAGCGAAGCGATGGCAACTTTATGCCCTTGAGATATCAGGTCAATAGCCACAAACCCTGTTACCATGCTCTTTTTGTGTCCATTGATCCCGTACCAGAGCGTTACTTCTCCAGGGCGAAAGCGAAACTTGCTATGGGTGTATTCCCACGGAAGCGTGGCCCCATTCTCCGCGCCGATACCGAGTATGCGATTGTGCAATTCCTCACGGTATTCAAAAGGACTCTTTACGTTCTGCTCACCCTCCTTTCGTGATTCAAGATACTGCTTGAAGTCAATCTTCGGTATACTCAGCTTGTCCAGTACGTTTAACTGCGCCTCCTGACTACTTATCATTGCTTTCGTGCCTATAGTCAAGCATATAAATTTTTCCTCGCCAGTACGCTACTTTTACAATCGTTGTTATAAGCTCACCCTCATCACGAAACTCTCTTTTGTTTCCCAACAAGCCAGCCAGAAACATGGTTAACCTTCCCGCTGCCGCTGTATTGACCGCAGCCTTAAGCCTGAACGCCTCCATAAACCCTCCTATAAGCTCTTATAGCGATTATCTTACCCTTACCCATGCCTTACCATTGCCGAAGAAAAATAATGCGTGTGAGTCCTTGTACGCTTTCAATCTGAGGCATTTCTAGCTATCGGATTAGCCCCACTTACCCACCAGAAGTGTGAATTGCGTACCATGCCCCTCCCGACCATCTCCGCGAGAGTCAGACAGCGCCGGTTACTCTTGGGGTTCTTCTCTGTCCCGAATGGCCCGGTTCGGTGTGCGTCAAAAGCATACGTGGAAGCAAAGAAGTGACCGCATGTTGGACATTGGTTCTTATCGCCTGCGTCAAGAGTTAGTGCTGATCCCCATCTTAGCGGCTTGCTAGGCTTCCACCGTCTTACTGTTTTTCGTTCTTCGGTTGTTGCTGCGTCAAATGCTTCATCCCATGTTTTCATTGATCCAGCCCCGTTACGTTTTTTCCAAAGTCAGCAAGAAATCCAAGAGGGTCTTCTCTAAATTTCTCCACCTCTTGCGGCGTTGGGTATTCAAGAAAAATAGAGTTTGTTTCAAACATTCCTTCGCTTGAATGTCTGTACCTTCTCATCAATTCTTTTTGTGTGTCTATAGAAACAAAAACTCTTTTCATTCAATCTCCGCTAGTTCTACTGCGTTAGAGAATCGCTCGTAAGCTAAGTCAAGACGTGACATGTCAACCTCGCTAAGCGCCTTTCCTTTACGTAAGTCAAACGCGCTAATCATCACAATCATAAACTCAGTCTTGAGAGCCTTAAGTACATCACGCGGATATATCCCTGGCCTAAGTGGTTTCGCTCTGTGGTAAAGCGTATCCTCGAATAAGTCATCCATCGTCAGGCCGACTGCTCCGAGAATGTCCTGAGTAGAGCAGCCAGCGAAGCAATGAATCAGTATCCTGCCGTCCTCAGCCTGAGTAATCTTCATGGACGGGC